AGCAAGGCCTTTGCCTGGTACAACTATCACTATGGCAAAAAAGATGCCAAGGACATGCTGTGCCAATACTTGGAAATCAATCATAGAAGCAAAGACGCTAAACTCATGCGCGGTATTCCGGACAGCCAAATTCGCCTGACACCAGCCTGGGTGTGCAGAATGACCTTGATGGGCCTGACACTCAACGAGCATGAACAGTGCATTATCGACGAGCAGATTGCTACGATGCTGAAAATCAAACAAGAAGTCAAGAAAGTGATCAATGAAGCCGAAGTGGCTGTGGCAAAACTAACCATACAAGATCACCTGCGTGAGAAAGTGTCGGAGTGTGCTGGTGAGCTAGAAGGCATGTTCGATGAATTTATCAAGGCTGGAGCCAAGATGACTGCGGATTGGAAACCCATTGCACAGATCCGTGGCATGAATATCAGCCCCAACATGGTGGGCACTATCGCCGATGTGTGGAAAAAGAAATTGGCCGAATTTGAAGAAGTTCTGGAAGGTACTGATGCAGACCTAGCAGAAGGGTATGGCCACCTCAACAAAAATCAAATCAAACAGTGCGTCAAATTCATTGAACAGGTCATAGCCGACTGTGGCAACTATGTGCAGATCAAGAAAGTTGAACGCAAACCGCGTGCCAAGAAAACAGTGAGTCCTGAGAAGTTGTCAGCTAAATTCAAGTACATGAAAGATTTTGCCGAACTTAAACTGACCAGTATAGCACCTGCACAATTGGTCAATGCCAGCGAAGCCTGGCTTTATGACACAAAAAAACGCAAACTCATACACATCATGGCCGACGCTCATCTTGGAACCTTCAGCGTTAAAGGGTCGGCCATAGTAGGCTTTGATACCATGCAAACTGTACAGAAAACTCTGCGCAAACCTGCAGAACAACTCAAACAGTTATTGAGCGGAGGAAAACCAGCGGCACGCAAGGTCTTTAAGGATATTCGAGCCACAGAAACCAAGTTCAATGGTCGCGGAAACGAAAATTTAATTATATTGAGGGCTCATTAATGTATTCAGTTTATCAACACTGGGATCCGTTGCAAGTAAGCCTGGTGGGTCGCACATATCCTCCAGAATTCTACCACTGGATCAAGAACGCAGAAACACGCAACAGATTTGAACTACTGGCTCAGGAGACCGAAGAAGACTATCAACGTCTGATCAATCTGCTAACGAACCGATTTGGAGTCAAAGTTTTTCGTCCAGAATTTCCGGACAATCTGGACAAATTATTTGTTGAAGGCAAGTGGGTTCAACCGCCCACAGCACCGCGTGACTATTTTTTAATGATTCAAGATCGTTTTTGGATTCCTAAGGTACCAAATGCAAGTCATGCCTGGAGTGTGTTTTATAGACAAAATAAACAGAGCTGGTGGCCGGATTTTGTTAGGCCAACAGATTTTTACGAGGCCTTGCCAGAATTCGCCCAAGAAATGCAGGAAAAATTTGCCAAGTTTAATTTGGTAGACCAGGCACATCTTGACGCTAAATTAAAATTTTACAAGCATGTGCTAGATGATATTGGATCTCAGGGCAACGAGATAGTCTACACCGATCTGGATTTCATCAATGGTTGTTTTGTAAGTCGTATTGGTCAAGACTTATACTTCGCCACACAGACTTATCACGACGACAAGCAGGCCATACTGGCCCAGGTCAATGGGTTGTTTCCTGGTACACGTAATCATGTGGTCAATGCTGGTGGGCATGGCGATGCAGTGTACTGTCCGATTACGCCTGGCTTGATTATCAGTCTCAATGATGTGCCTACCTACGCCGACACATTCCCCGATTGGGAAGTGGTCTACTTGCCACCCAGCAACTATGCACACATGCGTGAGTTTGAAACCAGCATGAGGCGTAATAAGGGACGGTGGTTCATGCCCGGCTTTGAGCAGGACAATAATCTCATAAACATGGTGGATCACTACTTTGATGAGTGGGTTGGGCAAGTGTCAGAAACTGTGTTTGATGTAAACATACTCATAGTAGATCCCAAAAACATAGTGGTCAGTACCCACAATGATCAAGTTGAAGCGGCTTGTGCCAGACACGGTATAGAAGTTCATGTGGTGCCCTTCCGTCACAAGTATTTCTGGGACTGCGGCATACACTGTGTGACCAATGATCTTGCAAGACAAGGGCATTGTCAGGATTTTTTCCGTTAAGAGCCCGACTAACTCCCGGCAGATAAATACAGGGAACACGGAGTTCCCTATATGGCCTTAGAAAATCAATCCAGCTTAGAAACCTTAAAACAACAATTATTTGACTATGTAAGCCTGCAACTGGGCAGTCAGATCATTGATCTCGAGCTGGATGCTGAACACTATGAAGCCGCTTATCAGCGAACCATTGGGGTTTACAGACAACGGGCACAAAATGCCTACGAAGAGAGTTATAGCTTTTTAGAACTTGTGACCAATGTCAACATCTACGACTTGCCACAAGAAGTTATCACGGTACGACAAATATTTCGCAGAACTTTCGGTGACAGCACAGGTCCATTTGCATCAAATTTTGATCCCTTCAGTCAGGCATCGCTCAATGTGTATCTCATGAACTTCAACGTGGCCGGTGGCTTGGCCACCTATGACTTCTACAGCCAATATGTTGAACAGGCTGGCAAGATGTTTGGTGCCTACATGAACTACACCTGGAATCCTGTGACCAAGAAACTTCAACTAATTCGTGATCCCAAAGGCACAGGCGAGAACGTGTTACTTTGGACCTATAATCTCAAACCCGAATTCAATTTGCTCAGCGACTACCAAATACGCCAATGGATCCGCGATTACATGGTGGCCAACTGTAAAATGATCATAGGCGAAGCCCGTGAGAAATTTGGACAGTATGCTGGCCCACAGGGCGGCAGCCAGCTCAACGGTACGGCTCTCAAAACCGAAGCACAAACTCAAATGGATTCCCTGATTGAAGATCTGCGTAGATACGTTGACGGCAGTCAGCCCTTAACCTGGGTCATAGGTTAAACTCCATAGACTAACACCAAAATTCGTGCTATACTCTTAGCATGAGCTCATTGATGATTGACATAGAAGGCTTGGCAACTGGTCCAGATGCTACCATATTGACCATTGCGGCTCAGAGCTTTGATCCATTTGGCAAGGGCTATTATGATCGCTGTTACTATGCCAGGATCACTCTTGAAAGTCAAGAAAATCGTGCCATAGAAGAAGGCACCTTGCAGTGGTGGTCGACCCAGAAAGAAGCACAGGTCGAAGCCTTCATGGAAGAAGGGCGTGTGCCGTTAGATCAAGCCTTGGACAGCCTCTACAAATTGGCCTGGCAACACAAGTTTATCTGGGCCAACGGTCCCACCTACGACATGAACATCTTAGAACATGCCTACAAGAGCTACGGCAAGTCTTTGCCCTGGCAGTTTTACAATGTGCGCGATGCCAGGACCATCTACAGCTTATGGCCCGAGCTACCCCGCCCTGCCACCAGTCACCATGCTCTAGAAGACTGCCGTAGACAGATCGACATGTTGCAGTCCACACTCAAACACTTGAACGTAAAGGAAATCAGATGATCATTGGAGTATGCGGACTCATAGGTGCCGGCAAAGACACCATAGCAGACTATCTGGTAAACATACACCAGTTCCGTAGAGAAAGTTTTGCCAACACACTCAAAGACGCTGTGAGTGCGGTTTTTGGTTGGGATCGCGAGCTCTTAGAAGGGCGTACCAAACACAGCCGGGCCTGGCGTGAGCAAGTGGACCCATGGTGGGCCGATCGCCTGGGCATGCCTGATCTTACTCCTCGTTGGGTGTTACAATACTGGGGCACAGAAGTGGTGCGCAGAGGGTTTCATGATAATACCTGGATTGCCAGCCTGGAAAACAAACTGCGTAAAACCACCGACGATGTGGTGATTTCCGACTGCAGATTCCCCAATGAAATTGCAGCCATTAGAAATGCCGGGGGCTTGGTTATAAGGGTGCATCGCGGTGCGGATCCAGCATGGTATAGTTTGGCAGAAACAGTAAATTCTGGACCGCACAATATGACCTGGACCACAGCAAAAATAGCCTTGGAAAAATACAACATACATGCTAGTGAAACTGCCTGGATTGGCACGGAATTTGATGCTGTGCTAGACAACAATGGCAGCATGGATCACTTGTACCAACAAATCACAGGTCTGGTTCGAGATCCCCGGGTTTCCAGATAACATCTGATTTTTTGATTTCTACAGCACAGTTTTGACACACAGTTTTTAGGTTGCGTAGATTACTGTTGTTGAGATTTCCATCCACATGGAACACCATGAGCTGTGCGGCATATCTTGACCTGAACCCACAACGATCACAGACATTCTTTTTCTTGTAGCCCGACGAGCGCCAGCGTGGTTCAGGTGGCTTTATTCCCCGCCCACGTCGTATACAGTGCTCACAACGGCCGCGATAGTGTGTGACATTTTCGCGGATGTAGTTGACAGCACAAAATCTCTGGTTACAGGCCTGGCAAACGGGTCGATCCATGCTGTATTTACATCAAAACCTTTGCCAAAGGGACAGAATAGGAGAACCTTTTTGCCTTTTTTAATAAATATCAATAACTAGAAAAAAGGATTTA